CTTCCAATTTTCTCATAAATTTATCACCTACTACCGCACACTGGTGTAAGTTTAGTGATTGTCTATTTACGTCACCTTTAGGTTCTCTGATTTCTAACCAATCCATAAAATCATTATGTTCAATATTAAGATTAACTGAAGCCGCTCCTCTTCTAACCGCACCTTGATTGGTTGCCAAAATTGTAGAATCATATATTTTACAAAAAGGTACAACACCATCACTAGTTCCATTATCCGTAATTGTTGAACCGGCCGGTCTGATTTGATTTATGCCAATTCCCACGCCACCACCGTGTTTAGCTAATAACATCATCTCTAAATTTTTTGCTCCAATATCCTGGATTGAGTCAGCAACGTCAATTCCAAAACATGAAATAGGTAATCCTCTTTCGGTTCCAGTATTACTTAATACTGGACTTGCAAGGCATAACCAGCCTTTCCAAATATAATCAAAAAACTTAGTAGCTAATTGTGGTTTACCGAGTCTTTTTGCAACTGTAGTACATACCCTCCAGTATGCGTCTTTTGGTTTTTCTCCTGGTAGTAAATAACCATTAGAGATAGTTTGTATATAAACGTGTGTATTTGCCCAACTTGGGAAGTCCACGTCTACTTCCCAGCCCAAATGTTCTGCGTAATTTTTCATCTTTCTAATTAAATTTTATTATTTAAAAAAGGGAATCTTCATCCCAATCATCATCTTCTCCCGCTTTACTGTAATCAGTAGGTCTAATTGCAAAAAAGTCAGTGTGAGTTACTCCACCTGTAAGGTGATAGAACCAGTCTAATTTACTGGATTTTTCTTGATTAACAACAAATATTTCTTCATAACCCAACTCTTTTAATTTGTCATTAGTTCTTTGTTTGATAAACTCTTTTAAGTCACTAGACTTTAAATTTTCTAAGTCACCCATTTCAAACATTTTATCAATAAATTTTTCTTCCAATTCCACAATTATTTTAGCTGCAGCGTAAATATCTTCTTTACTTTCTTCTCTTAATTCTGGGTATTCTTCACACATGTGGTTAAATAATCGACATCCCATTCTAGAATGTAATGATTCGTCTCTCACTGACCATTTCATTTGTTGACCAATACCTTTAAGAAGGTTTCTAAGTTGGAAACTGTAGAGTACCGCAAATGATGAATACAAGGAAACACCTTCGGCAAATGCAGAAAAAATAGCTAAACTTCTAGCAACCTCTTTTCTAGCTTCTGGGTCATCGTTTAAATCATGATGAATATAATCTGCTTTAGTATTCATCAATAATTCAAATTTTTCTGAAGTAGCCTCTTCATGTAAAAAGGCTTCGAAATCTTCAAGACCTAAAGTTTCATTTAGATATGAATATGCTACAGCATGAATAGTCTCTTGGCTACCAAACATCATAGCCATTTGTCTGATTTCGTGTTTAGGGAACCAAGCTGTTACCATATTTGTCCAATAGTCTGAAACCGCACACTCCGTTTGTGCAAATCCTAAAAGGATATTCCCCACTAAATTTTTTTCTGACTCATTTAAATTTTCTTTCCAATCTTTAACATCTCCTTGCATAGATATTTCAGTGTGTAACCAAAAGGCTTGTGCTTGTTTAAGCCAACCTTCAGTATAATACTCAGGGTATTCAAATGGTTTATATGCTATCCTTTCTGTAAATAAATTATTATTATCTTTCATTTTTTATTTTTTTATTGTTGATTTATTTGTTGATTTCTTCTTGCGAGAGCGTTTCTAACTCTTTCCGCGTTTCTTTGTTCTCTTTCTTGTTCCAAACCTAGTAAAGTTTGTGATTGTTCAGTATCTATTTCTAATGTAGCGTTATTAAATTTACAATTTTCAAAAACAATACCGTCTTTACCTACCCTGGACTTGGTAATAGCTATAGTAGCTAATCCCATTTCTTTTTGTTGTAGAGTTTTAGCTACAGTAATAATAACGTGACCTACTTGTGCCTTTTTAATTGACCCGCCCATCATATCTGTAGTTACTACTTCGGAACTAATAGATGTTCTATTTCCTTGTGCGGCTGTCCAACCAGCAACATCTAACTCTGTACACATACTTTCAAATTGTCTCATAACTAATCCTTCTCCTTGCCAAACTTCACTAAAATGTTTGTCTGGTAAAATACAATCTATATAGTCTACAACAATCATATCAAATTTATTTCCATCAGCAATTAATTTTCTAATTCTATTTTTTATAGCTGAAATAGTAATTCTATCTGATGGTAATTTTTCCAAAATTAATTTACCTCTACCTTGTCTGTATGGTTTAATTTTTTCTAAAACTTCTTCTTTACGAGTAGATTGTTCTTGTGCTGGAATCTTTGACCAACAAGTTATATGCTTTCTTTGAATTACTTTTGGGTTGTCTTCAAAAAATATCTGTAATACGTTAAATCCCATGTTATAAGCGGTATTAGCTATTTTTGTTAGTACGGTTGTTTTACCGACACCAGTTGGTGCGAGAAACACCCCTATTTCACCTTTAGCTAATCCCCCATCTAATACATTGTCTATACCATTTATACCTAAAGGTATTGGGTCTCTAAAGTCATCAACTAAAGCCTCGTCTAGTTCTTCAAAAACGTCCATAGAAGTGTCGTCACTTTGACCAACCTGAATTGCGTCTCGTATAAAACCTTCACATCTATCGTAGGATTCAAAGTCTCCTTTTTCTAAAATTTTACTAACTTTAGTTATAGCTTTTTTTAATTCTTGTTGTTTACAAAACTTTAAAGCTTTTTCTTGTACAAATAAATGGTCTTCTAGGGTACACTCTTTAATGTCACCTAACATATCAAATACTGTTTTTTTAGCCATTTCAGATGAGACTTCAAGGCGAGTAACTTGGTCCAACACATCAAATGTTGGTATTGTGTTGTACTTTTCAAAATATTCTTTCACCATTTGTGAAATTAATTTAAAATACTGATTATCGAAATACTTTGGGTCTATTACTTCTAGAATAGAATTAGCAAACTTTTTGTCAGTTATTAACTGATTTAAAAGTTTTATCTGAAATGTATGCCCTAGGTACCCGAAACTTTTGCTTTCCTTCATAGTCATAATCTTTGGGTAATTTATAAATAGTATTAAAGTGTCGTTTCTAGATATTTTTTAGTAACTTTTTCAGCCGACAAAACGTCACTTAAATGTCTTAAAAAAGAAGGGACGAAAGGTCTAATGTCCACAGTATACCTAACCTTTGCTGGGTATATCCAGGCTGGAAAAATTCTATGCATTATAACATCGTTATTTATTTTTAAGTAGATGTTAAAATTTTCCTTACCTTGTGGATTTCTGTCTTGTTCTGACAAATTGACAGTGTTTGTGTATCTATTGTAATTATCTGAAAGATAATCTATAGCCTTCATTTTTAAACTATTCTGAACATCTAGTTGTATTTCTTCGATTAAGTCATATAACTCCAATGACTTAGAATTACCATGTTTAAATCCTTTAACATTAAAAAATCTTTGACATATAATATGGTCTTCTAATGATAATAGAAATTCTAGTTTAATTATTTTTTTTTCTTCCATTTTAAATTTGTTTTTCATTATAATACTTTATTTCTTTTTTTCTTAGTTTAATTAGTGGTTTGAAAAAATTAGTCCACTCGTCATTGTATTTAGGTAAGACAGTAAATAGACCATCTTCTTTCATCATTTCTAAAACATTTACGTTTTCTCTCCCTTCAGGGTCTAGAGGTTCTTCTACCAATGAAAGTATTTCTGTTTTAGCCTCTTCTGTTAAAAATACATTTTTTAAATCGATAAGTCTTCTATTTATATCAAAAAAATTTTCACCTTTTCTTCCGTCACCACAAATACCTTCATTTAGGTTTTTTAAACCCCTATCTTTACTACCTTCAATTAAAATTGTTTTAGCTTTTTCACGTATATTTTCTAATGTTAATTTTTTTTCTTGTATTTCTGGAAAATGGTTTAGGATAGATTTTTCCCCAAAGTATAACACTCCCTTTATATTATCACTACGGTCACCTAGAAGTATTTTAATTAATAGGATATTAGATATCGGTATGTTAAGTGGTATTTTACCCCACTTTATTTTGTCTTTATATGTTAATAAATTTTCATCCCTTATTAGGTAAACTCTAGTTTGTTTATTAATAAGTTGTAGTAAGTCTTTATCGTTAGTTACTATTGTGGTTTTTTCTTTTGTGTTTTGGGTGTAATATGCTATACAATCGTCGGCTTCACAATTTTTAAATCCAGCTTGTCTAATAAAGAATTCTTCTAAGTACTGTGAAATTCTATTTTTTTGACGAAACATGTCGTCAATCTTTTCTTTACTTAGTTTCTTTTTTCTATTGGTTTTGTATTCCGAATATAATTCTCTTCTAGATTTATGGTTATTTTTACCATCCCAGAAAACAACTACTTTATCATAGTCATACTTTTCTAAATGTTTCTTAATTGTATTAAGAAAATAAAATATAGCTCCAAAATGTTTGTCATTGTGGTAAAAATCTTTTACACCATGAAATCCTGTTTGTAGTACGCTATTGCCATCGACAATTAATGTCTTTAACATGTTTTTTTATTAAATGATTAAACACTATTTTTCTATTTCCATTAACTCAACTTTAAAGTTAAGTTCTTCCCCAGCTAGTGGGTGATTTAAGTCTAGAATTACTTTCTTTTCTTGTAGTTCTTTAACTTTTGCTAAGATTGGTCTTCCGTCAATTGTTTGCCCTTGAACTGTTTCACCAATTTCTGGATTAAAATCAGGTGGAAGAGACTCCTTTGGTATTTCCGTTTGAGCTTCTTCTTTTTGCTCTGGAGTTTGTATTGACCACTCTGACCAACCTAACAATAAAGCTACTCTTTGCCAAACTTCATAATCTTCATTTACAGCAGCTTCTATATTTTCCACTTTAGTAAATAATCTATCTAAAGGTACATTTGTTACCATTGTAAACACTTTAGCTGAAGCTTCGTAAGCTGGATTATCTAAACTAAATCCTTTTTCTTTTATTTCATCCATTTCATATTGAAAGGTTCTCATTGCATCTCTAAGTCTAGTAATCTTAGCATCAATTGGAGGAGATAAATTTAATATTTCAAAAGCAACATTTTCATACTTAGGTCTATCTTTTTCAGATTCTTCATAAAGCTTTAATAATGTATTTTTAGCTACTGAAACTGCGGCACCAGCGTAACCTAAACCTCTTAATATACTATCAAGCATACCGTTAGCTGTATTCATGTATTTTTTCTTTTCCTCTTCTTCATCTTGATCATCAAAACTTAAAGCAAATAAAGCTTGTTGCAATGCGTTAAATATAACGTTTTGTATAAAACCATAGTAAGCTATTTTAGATACATTGTTTCTCCAATCACCTCTACGATTCTTAAGATCAATAAAAGCTTTTTTCATTAATCTAGTATATTGCATTGGTGTATTAGCAAAAGCTAATATAACTCTACCAACACCACTTGCTTGTTGCTGACTAATTCTATCTGGTCTAGAAGATTGTTGAGACTCTTCAGTTATTTCTCTAAAATCTTGAAAAGCTTTTTTCTCTGCTTCTGATTTATCTAAACCTTGTTTGATGTAAGTTTTTATTCTATTTCTGTAAAATGAAGAACCTCCAGAAGCTATAGCAAAACTATCAGCAAATTGTGTTAAAGTGAAACCTTTTTGTAATATCAAGTTAACTATTGCTCTAGCTTTGTTATTTGATTTAGAAGCAGCATCAGCTATTTCAGATTCACTAATGTTTATTCTTAAACCGTTTCTTCTGTCAACTAAAAACTCAGAGTTAAATAGTTCTAAAAAATCTTTCCAATATTGTTTTTGATTAGCAAAAGTCGCTGCAGCTTTAGCAGGATTATTATCACTCCAATTTACATAGTTAATAGCAGATATAGTTTGTAGCAATGCTGATCTCATGTTAAAGAACATTGTAACACCAACAGAGCCATTAACCCAGTCTAACCATCTTTGTTCATGTACACCAATTGAAGATTTTCTATTAACACCGGTTTTCATTCTTCGTAAAGAATCTTTAAGTGCTTCTACATATTTCTTACCATAAGCAGCTTCTAGTTTTAATAAGTTTTCTTTTGAAAATATTATATCAACATTTCTTTGCCATTGTTCTAAATACTTTTTTCTCTTCGTTGTATTTAAACCTCTAAGTAAATCAGTTGTTATAGTACCAGCCATCCAAGTTTGATCTGGCTTAGCAAAACCATCTCCCTTATTTAT